GCATCGTTATGCCTGTACCGACCGTGCCAACTTCTCCTGCCGCCACTACACCCGTTATGGCACTGGCAGTGCTTGCTACAACTGTCCCTACAGCCCCAGATGCCGCTACACCTGATAGGGCTACCGAAGTACCTACTGCAACGGTCCCAACGGCCCCCGTTGTTACGTTCCCGGTCAGGGGCATCGTTATGCCTGTACCGACCGTGCCAACTTCTCCTGCCGCCACTACACCCGTTATGGCACTGGCAGTGCTTGCTACAACTGTCCCTACAGCCCCAGATGCCGCTACACCTGATAGGGCTACCGATACATTGGCCTTGACTGACCCAACGGCCCCCGTTGCCGCATTGCCTGTGATAGCTAGTTGACCGCCACCCCAGACACTGCTACCCCATGTGCCATCACCCCAGCCAAGAGACATGACATCAGGTTGTTGACAACCGCAGAAGCGCAGTGGTCGTTGAGCTAGTCGGCATGGTCAGCGTGAAAACGCCTGCCGTAATTGTCTGGCTGCTGAAAGTGTGGACACTGACCGCTGTGTCGCCCTGCGTATCGTTATAGACCAATACCGCATCGAAAGCAGCAAAGGTTACAGGTGTTGCACTTGCCCCATACACAATACTTGCTGAAGGTGTCCAGTACCCCACCCCCGCAGTGGCTGAAGCGTTGGTTGCTACCGGCACGTTGGCGTTAGTGATAACTTCCCCGCCAGCAGAGTAGTTGGCTGAAGAGACCTCGTTGCTCGCGCTGTACGCCGTGGTTGCGGCGTTTACTGTTGCCCCGACAAGGTACAGAGCCGCTTTAAACGAGTCTTTGGTAGGCGCAGTCAAGCTAGTCCTGCTGGTCAGCGTGATGGTGCCAAATTGGTGCCCACCATTGAGCAACTGGCCCAAGAAGGAGGTGCACATTGATTGTGTATTTGCCATAATTTATCCTAGTGAAGCTGCTTCAAGACCTGCAAACATGGACTTTTTTAGAGCTACATGTGCAGAACGATGTACCAATTCGCCCCCCAACCAATACTCCACCCATGTCGTGGTTTCGTTGTCGTTCTCTATGGCCCCCTCCCGCTTGTCCAGCAGGGCTTCGTCCATCAGACCTTTGGTCGTTGTGATCATGGTAGCCTTATCAGTGCAGTTGTAGATGAGTTGGTTGGCACCACAACGGTGAACGCTGTGGTAGTGGTTTTGTCAGCGCCAAAGTCCAATACTGCCACCGATTTGTTGCTCTTGGATGCATTGTAAATCAGTGCCCCCCGTGCTGTAAACGCACCGGTAGTCCAGACGACATTGCTGAAGTTTACAAAGGCGGTGGTGTCTGTGACACTGACTGAGATGCCGGTCATCACTTGCCCTGCCGCCGTGTAGCCCGTACCTGAGATCTCCCCAGTCGCGGTGTAAGCGGTGGTGGTTGCCCCTATATTGGCGTTGGCTGTGTACAGCGCCATATAAAAAGTATCCGTGGAGAAATTGTGTACCGCTTCAAGCAATTGCTGCTTGAAGGATGTGGTCAGGGTTTGGGCGATGCTCATGTTACTGGAATCCTAGCTTGCCCACTGCGGTATGCGTCTTGACGCTCAAGTCCATCACCCAGACGTTTGAGTTGTCCCATTGCTTCTTTGTACTTGCCGTCATACAGGGCAATCATGTCCGTCTCACCCTTCATGTAGGTGTACGCCTCAACCAGTGTCCCATACAAAAGCGCGGGGTCGTAGTTGTCCCCCAGCCATGTGGTCGAGGCAGTGACGATGGACTCAGGGTAGTAGTAGTAATGAAGCTCCATGCTGTAGGCCGCGTCTGGAGTGGGGCCGATGAGAAACGTGAGTTCTGTCGTAATGACGCTGGATACCACAGCGGGGCCAAACAGGGCGTAGAACTTAGGCGACCCTGTGGATGTTGGTCTTGGGTACGCTTCTCTGATGAAGTTGACATCCTTGTTCAGCAGGTATGTGTATGCCCCCGTAACAGGAGCTATTGCTGCCAGAGAGTACGAAGACAGGAAATCATCCGGGCAGGCCAAATACTTGTTACTGGCAGTAGTGATGCCCGTTACATTCTTACGCAGTGCTGGAATCTGTACGGTGTTGTATATGCGTTTCTCTGCCTGCGTGATGAACAAGTTCATGTCCACCGTAGGAAAGGTGTTCTCGGTGTACGATGAAATGGCAGAAACCAACGCAGCGTAGTTCATGCCATCGGACCCCGAGACATCGTACCTTTAGTCGCCGCACCCGTGCCGCGCATCTTGATACCCGATGTCTTAACACCGGGCTGCTCTTGGCTGGTGATGCGTCCAATCGAAGCACGGGCATTGTTTAACATGCTCATGTCTTTGCCCTTGCCGGGGTTCGCTTCCACGGTCACGGGTTTGTTCGTCATGGTGTGCGGCTTTGCGTACGCCGCTGCTTGTTTGTTGTTGATCATCTTAGCCCCCGCGACCAGATTTCTGGTTCATCACTTTAGCCATGCCACGACCGTACTTCAACATGTCTTCGTTGGTCTTACCACCTTTGGAAAACTTGGTCATGGGCTTGCCGGGATGTAGCCGCTTCTCGTGCTTATGCACGGCCCCAGCCATCATCTTCTTGTCCTGCTTCATGTCTGCCTTGTCCATATCAACTCCTAAGTTACTGTAACCGAGCCAAGTTCTAATTCTGCCACCAAGTAGTTGGGGGTCAGTCCATCCTCGTTGCCCCTAGACCCGCCTACCGGGTTCCAGTTCCACTGAAATACTCTGCTGCCTTCACCCGGGTACCCGTCCACCAACAGGCCAGAAGCCACATAGCTCAAGTCCCGGCGTGGATCACGCAGTCCCTGTGGGTCATCTACCGGGTACATCCCCAACTGCAACTGCGGTTGATCTGGTGTCCAGCAGGTTGGGCACACCAGCAAGTTGTAGGTTTTGGTCTTAACAACTTCCTTCTTCAGTTCCTTCAGCTTGTAGCGAAACCCGCAGCGGTCACATTCCGCTATCGCATTCTTACCTGATGCAAACCTATTGCCCATGATTACATAAACATCTGTCGTGGCACAAACCGCACCGCTGCTTTCTCGCGGTCTTCATCTTGAGCAAGCTGCCATGCTTCATCGTACTGCTCTTTCAACACCTGTAAACGCTCCATGCCATTGGGCAGCTTGAGCGCCAAGTAGTATGCCAACCCCGCCGCTACGCAAGGTATAAACCTGAACGGGACATCCATCGTATCAGAACCATCTCCAGCGTTCTGGTTCCGGCGCAACCGCCAGTACACGAAGGTGTATGTCTGGGAACCATCAGGAGTGGGCCAGACGGTGATTGCAGGGGGGTTTGATACATAGACTGCTGTGGAGCTTGTGTGTGATGCTGCGGTGGTGTTTGCCTGCCCTCTGGAGCACGCTGTCAGCACGTTCCCCACGATGTAGCCGTAGTAGATGATCTCGTTGTCCACCTTGATGTACCCGGCAGCGGCAAGCCCCACGACAGAACTCAGAGTGATGGTGGTGGCTGTGGCCGTCACGGCTCCGTTGAGAGTCAGCGTTGTAGCGGATGTCTGCCCTGAGTTGCGCTGCACCATGACCTGAATGGGCCTTGCCTGCGTCAACTTGTTGGGCAGCGTAGCGTAGGTACTGACGCTGATGCGCGTGATGGTCAGGTCTGCTTGGTTGGACGTTGAGTTGGCATCGGTGCGGATGACATGCTCGAGCAAGTCTACGGTGTCTGTGGGCAACGCGTAAGTGTTTAATCCCTGAGTCAGGGTGAACGACCCCTGCTCGATTGTCCACATGTTGATGCCCCGGTTGGCCCAGTCCGCAAACATGATGTTGAGGGACCGCCGCGCCGTACGCATGTCATAGCCAGAGCGAAGTTCAGACCCCGCACGTTCAAATGCGTCTTCTATGACTTCACTCAAGTCCATGTCGAAGTTAGAGACGCCGGAAGTTGTCATGGCATCACCGCGCTGTACATCCGATGTTCTTGCGGGCTAACCGTCAAAGCTTCTTGTATCGGATTTTGTTTGTACCCTTGCATTGGCTCTTGCATTGGCCTTGGCATTTGTGCTTGCTTATTTTGCATATTTATCATATTTTGAATGTCAAGCCCGCCTGTGTTTGTCTGGTAAGGCTGCGGCATGTCCATTGTCAGACTCATGGGCGTATTCATGGGGTCATAGCGTGCCCCTGATGCTTGTTGAGCTTGTTTGCCTTGCTGGGCTTGTTGCTGTCCAATTTGTTGGGGGCCATAACCCGGTTGCTGTCCTGCCTGTTGGGGGCCATACGGATTCTGCATTTGGTACGGGCTGTACTGTTGCGGCTGTTGCGGCTGTTGCGGCTGCCCGTACCGACCCTTCGGCATTAGCTGCTGCCTTTGCTGCTGCATTTGCTGCTGTTTTTGCTGCTGCCTTTGCTGCTGCATTTGCTGCTGTTGCATCTGCGCCATTTGCTGCTGTTGCATCTGCTGGTCGTAGCCGCCCATGCCTTGCTGCTGGCCGTAGCCGCCCATGCCTTGCTGCTGGCCGTAGCCGCCCATGCCTTGCTGCTGGCCGTAGCCCTGCGGTTGCCCAAAGCCTTGCTGTTGCCCGAAGCCCTGTTGCTGCCCGTAGCCGCCTTGCTGCCCGTAGCCGCCTTGCTGCCCGTAGCCGCCTTGCTGCCCGTAGCCGCCTTGCTGCCCGTAACCGCCTTGCTGCCCGTAGCCGCCTTGCTGCCCGTAGCCGCCCATGCCTTGTTGCTGCCCGTAACCCCCAAAGCCCTGCTGTTGCCCGTAGCCGCCTTGTTGCCCGAAGCCGCCTTGTTGCCCGAAGCCGCCTTGTTGCCCGAAGCCGCCTTGTTGCCCGAAGCCTTGCTGCTGGCCGAAGCCGCCTTGCTGGCCGTAGCCGCCCATGCCTTGCTGCTGGCCGAAGCCTTGTTGCTGCCCGAAGCCTTGCTGTTGCCCGAAGCCTTGCTGTTGCCCGAAGCCTTGCTGTTGCCCGAAGCCCTGCGGCTGTTGACCGAAGCCTTGCTGTTGATTAAACTGCGACCTCGAATTTCCAAATGCTGAAGTTGTCATTATCTGAATCCTGCGGTTTTCTTGGCAATCGTCTTGGGCTGCGCCACAAACTGTTTGCCACTTGCTTTACCTGCTCTTTTAGCTCGGGTTGTTGCTGCGTACTCCGCTGGGCTAAGGCTCTTAATTGCGGCTTTTGGCAAATACCGCTCCCCCGTCTTGCTCGACGGTTTACCAGACTTAGTTGTCCAATCCTGCTTTCCCCAATCCTTCAGGGATTGTTGCGGTGCTTTAATCACGATACCCGCCGCCTGCGGCCTTATACCGTTTAGCCATAACTTGCGCTTTTCTTGCGCTCCATTGCCCTGCTCCAGTGCCAACGATTGCAGCGGCTTTGACGCTGTTGAAAATCCGCTTGCGCAGATTGGGCTTGGTATAGTTGCCGGCTTCATTGACCTTTGACTTCACTTCCCCGCCCTCGGCATACTGCGTGAAGTCCGTGTCGTCCCTACGAGCCTTTTTCCGGCCCCCGGGCATTTTGCTGGGGTCAATGGCCCCCATGCCACGGGAAGCTTTCATTTAGCACAGCTTCCCACGGGTCTTACCCCGTTGCGCTATGCCATCTGCCCGGGATGAGACGGAACCGCCGGATGCATACTTCTTGACTGCGCCGCCACGCTTCATCGCGCTTGGACCCCGTGCCCATGATGGGCGGTCAACAACAAGATCACGGGATGCACGGCCTTGGTCCATCTTGTCCCGATCAGACAGCTTGCGGGCGGCTTCTTTGACGTTGTCTGCCTCGTCCTTGAGGCCCGCAAGTTTCTTCTGTGGGCCAGACACTTTGGGGGTCGCCTGCTCTGCCGCTTTGGCACCCGCCCCAGCTTCCTTGGCAACAACATCCGTGCTTTTGCCTGCAAGGCGCGGAGCATTCATTACTCTGCCTGCGGTACCCCCCAAGAAAGTTACAGGCGTTTCTGCCCCGGTAGACACCGAGCGGCTGGCACTTTGGGCAAGATACGGTTCTACTCGCGTGGCTTCTTTAGCCGCACTTCTGCCCGCTAATTTACCCACCCCCGCCCTAAGCAGACTTGCCGCACCGCCGGCAACAGACTCCACAGGGTACGATCCTTCCAACGCTTGTGACTCCGCCATTGCACTACGCCGCGCTTTACCCTCGGGGGTTTGTGCAGCTTCTTGGGCCCTTTGGTACTGCTGTTCTTTGCCGTACGCGCCGGAAGTGGGAGTCGAGCCGTCGCGCCGTGTCAGCCCCTGCTGCTTGTTCATGTAGTCGCGCAGACTCATATTCGACTTGGCAAGCTCCTCTTTGGTGACTACCTTGGGCTTTGCCGGCGCAGCATTGTCTTCACGCCCCCTTGCAGCTATCTCAAACCGGGACTTTGCCGGCGCAGCGTTGTCCTCAACAAACTTCCGGGCACGCGCACGAGTTTCGTCGTCAATCATGTCAACTCCTTAGCAGGCCATGCCGCCGCTTTTCATTTTGATCTGTTTGGCTTTGGTCTTGCCTTTGGAGGCAACTCCGTCAGCAGCACGGACGAACCCGCCGGTTGCCATTTTCATAGCAGAGTTCTTCATCATCTTGCCACCCGGCATCTTGTGCATGCCGTCTTTTTTCTTAGCCATCATTGCCATCATGCCTGCGTTCATTTTGGAAGCCATAATGTCACCACCTTTTGAAAATTTACGGCCCTTGTCGGCCTCGTTAAAGTCTTTTCCCACGGATTGTGGGACTCCAGCTTTCTTAGCAAACGATGGCGAGTTGGCAATCGCAGCCATGAAATTGTGTTGTTTTTTGCTTGTGCTCGGCACTACTTATTCCACCAATGCGCCACTTGCACAAGCCCCGCACCAACCGTGCCGCTCACTCCACCAATAATCATCAACATCTTCCAACCACCTTTGGCTTCTGATAACGTCTTGTCAATCGCCGTCAAAGTTACCTGCATTGCTGCCATATTCTTTGCCATCGTAGCCACATCTTCTTGAATGTGGCGAATATCGGAAGCATGCGTAGCAACCTCGCGCACCATGTCTAGCTCTTGTCTGCGATCAACTCCGCTGCGTTCATCAGGCATTTCAACATTTCCATCTTGCAAGAGAAGCTGCCTTGCGGGTAGGCTTACCGTTCTCGTCTTTCATCGGTCCGGGCATCCCGCTCATCCGGGCACAAAATGAATTCTTGCGTGCGCCACCTTGGGGCTGTGGAGCCTTGAGGTTGCTGCCTGTTGCTGCGTTGTACTTAGCCCTGCCCTTGGCGGTCAGCCCTGCGCCTTTAGACACTGGGAGCTTCTCCCCCCGCCCAACAGAGAGAACCGGGCCTTGCTTCTTAGCCATAGAACACCGTTAATTTGGACGATGTTGGCAGGGTTACGTGTATGTCAGTTAAAAACAACACACCCTCACCCGGCACTGTGAAAGAGAACGCAGACTGATTGGTAGACAAATTAAACTGAAGCCGAGCAGTGCCACCAGAGCCACCATCCCTCAGAATAATATCTCCAGCAGTGCCACCGGGGGTAACAATAAGACCTTTAACCCTATTGCGTCCCGACACCATTGTGCCGGTAGTTTCTCTATGAACCGCTAGTACGTCTGTTTGCATCATAGTCAATCTCCAGTTGTGGGGTTGCCCCCAAAGATTAAGCGGTGCGTGTAAACACGTAGGCGGTTGCGCTAGAGAACATCAACGTGAACCGGCCCACGCCCGTAACGCCAGAGGCAATTGTCAGGTCACCAAAGGAACCGGCAGTGTCTGCGGCGGCGGTAGACAAGATGCCGTTGACCGCAACCGCAATGGTCACAGTTGATGCGCCTGCGGTGTTGTCAATGTACAGGTCAAACACAGTGCCTCGGGCTGCACCAAGGGCTGCGCCAAGCAACGTGCCTGTAGGCAGCGTGATGGTGACTGTTCCAACAGAAGTGGAGGTGATGTAGCCAGTAGCAACTTCAGCAGCAGTGGCGGTTGCTGTGGCATTGATTGCGGAGGTCGTAGCGTGCGTGATGCTACCTGCGCCCGCAATGTTGCCAGTGACATTGCCCGTGAGATTACCAGTGACGTTGCCCGTGAGATTACCAGTGACGTTGCCCGTCAAGTTACCAATGAAGCCGTTGGTAGACGTAACCGGGCCAGAAAACGTGGTGGATGCCATGATTTTTCCTTACATACAAGTTAGGCGCATTAGTCTGTATGTCGTCAGCCGGGGCTGTCTAATGCACCGGAAGGCCCGGAGTGCAACCAATATAGCACGGTTCTGCATGGAGTGCAATAAAAAAGGCTCCCGAAGGAGCCTCTCTCAAAGCCCGAGGGCTTAGGTCGAACCGGGGCTTCCGAAAATGCCGAGCGGATCAGACCAGCCGAAGCTGTAACGCTCACGGGACTTGTACCGGACATTCCCGGTATCGAAGTCTCCATCCATTGAGTTTGTCAACGCTGCACGCTCAAAATGCTTCAGGCCGTTAGGCACATCCGTCATCAGGAACCATGCATTGGTATCAGTCAAGAAGTGGTTGATGCAATACCCTTGTGGGATAGAGCCGTTGTTCTTCAAGGCGTTGATATCGTTGTCGGCAGTGCCCACACGGAGGTTGGTTTCCAGCAAGCGGGTTGCCGTGAACTGCAGTGCCGGCGGGATGACCAACTTCGTAGGCTGTGCTGCAATCAGCAGACCGCGTTCGTCCGTCCAAGCCGCGATTTGAATGACTGCGTTTTCCAACGAAGTTTCATTCAAATCCGCTGCTGTAGCAGGACGGTTGCTGTTAGTTCCACCAGACACCAGAGGGTGTGCAGTAGAAATCATAGAAACCCCGTCACCACCTACGTATGCGCTACTAAAAGCGTTGTTGAGGGTTGCAGCGGCCTTGACCTGCTTGGTATACGCCATTGCACGGGCCAGAGCCTTGGTGTAACGGGCAGACAGCGAGTCATACAGGTTGTCTTCAACAGCCTCTTCTGTGATGGAGAAGCCCAGAGCAATGGTCTCGTGGTTGTACCGAGCCGTGAACGCTTCCTGCGCATTGTCATAAGCAATGGCAGAACCTTCGTTCTTAACTGGTGCAGCGGAGAATCCCGACAGCTTGGTCTCTTCCTCAAAAGAACGCTCTGATTTTTCAGTCTCATAAATTTCTTTATGTTCCTGTTGGTAGGTGCTGTACTCCAAACCAAACAAAGCATTCAGACCGGGAAGGAGTTCCTTCAGTAGTTGTGCGCGTGAAATAGCCATGATTTATGCTCCTTATGCGGTTGCAGTTGCTGCGTAATACTCATGCTGCCCAAAATTCAGCTTGACCAAAATCTCTGGGAACTGATTAAAGACCAGCGTCGAGCTTGCACCAAAAGCAGTGATGGGTGCTTGATTCAAAATCACAGTCGTCGCACCAGCCGCCGCTGCGGTATCCACAAAGGAGCCCGAAGCAATGTAATTGCCGCTAGAGTCCAGTGAGCCTACATCAGTACCAACAGGCAACGCAAAAGGAATTGCGGCACAAGTGATGGTGGCAGTTGAAATGCTTGTAAACGTAGCCGAACCAAGCGAGACTGCCGTATTTGGATTCAAACCCAACACACGCAAAGGCAGCGCATCTGTCGTTGCAGGCGTATCGCTTGGAGCCAGAACCGCATTCTTTGAATTACCGGTTGCCGTACTGCCAGTGTTGTTGATCATTGCCACGTTTTGACCGATCATTGCACGGGCACCAGAAGCAATAACAGTAGTAGCCGAGCAGACTACAGCAGAAAACACGGTGTCAGGATCGTCGCAAACGATGCCAACAGTGTCACCCGCAGCAGTACTTGCTGGGTAATACTGAGAAAACGTCTTCTGTTTGGTCAGCGGGTTGGTATACGAGCATCCCAAAAAGATGCCCACAACTGTACCCAGCGTACCAGTACTTACAGAAATACGTTCCAAGTTACCGCGAACCAAGGCTACAAGATCACCAAAGAAAATGTTCGTAGCGTAGTTGTTGATGATTGCGTATTCACGGGTTGACCCCGCAAATACCTGACCGCCGATCAAGTTGATCGGCTTTAGCCCGTAAGGGGCGTCAACGACAGGATAAGCCATTTAAAACTCCTATTTATTTAGAACCGGAACCGAATCCTTGTCCGCGAGTGGTTGTAGATTTTCGGTCTGCAAACAAAGGCATACGAGGGTCGTTGTTCCGCATGAAACTATTGTCCACTGACTCCATCTGGTCCGATGCGTGCTTGTCGTAGTACTGCTTTCGGGCCTCTGTGCGGTCGGATGGCTGTTTGCATAGCATCAGTCCACCGATTTCCACATTGCCACTAGCGTTACTAGCAATCATCAGTTCAGGATGGTCTACTGCTTTTACTGGCTCCCAACCGTCTCGCAATTGGCGAGACACGTTTGTGTGGTGTGCTGTTCCGTTTACATGCGTAGCAATCCAACGGAACGAGTACCCCGGTTCAGGAGTCGGGTCTGGCAGTGAAGAGGGCGGTACATAGACCGTCCGTGCATTTTTATCGCGTGAGGTCAAATCACGAGGGGTACGAGTCTCAGCCATTTTGATTCTCCAATTTAGCTACTTGAACAGCATATTGTTGAGGGGTTAGTCCAAACTTCTTAGCCAACGCAACCTGCGTGGTTGTTAGCTGAACTTTCTTTGGCCCTGACGAACGAGTCGCAGAGGCCACAACAGATGAAGGTCGAGTGCTTCGTGCATCGCGCCCCCCAAATGCTTCTGGGAAGGTGCTCCGCATACGAGAATCAATACGCTCAAAATACTCGTCAGAGCGGGGGTCTACCCCCGAATTCACTAGTTTTTGGTGCAGCCCTAGTGAAAAGCTGGTTAATTCTTCGTTACCCGGAGAGCCAAACCACTGGTTTTTTGCTTGCCAGCGCAAGGTTTTTTCATCAGGCTCTACGGCTACCGGTTCCGATTTCCGTATTTGTACATTATCTGAAGCCGTTTGTAAAGGGGCCGGCCTAAAATTCTGCGCTGAAATCATCTTCAGCTTAGCATCCGTCAGCGCCTCTTGTGCCGCAATGATAGCATCAGTATCAAAAGCCTCCTGTGCGACCTTGTAGTTACGCCGTGCCGTCTCAAGCTCACTGCCAACCGCTTGTTTTACGGTTTCCGCGTACTGCTGAGCACCATTATTGGCGTAATTCTTTAGCTGCCGGTTCTCGTCCAGCAGTTGCTGGGCAAGATTCTCAAGCTCCTGCTTTTCCCGAATTGTGGACTCCTTGGCACGGCGCTCGTCGTGGCGTGCATGGGTCAATTCCTTAATTCGGCCACGTACTTTGTCGGAATACGAGTTAATTTCATCGTCTGTTGGGTCTTCAACGGGGCGATCAAGCGCCACACGCCCTCGATCTCGGTCTGGCGTGTCGTCTACAACCTCAATTTCGATCTCCGTGTCTTTTTCGCCCGCTTTTGCGGCAATTTCATCGGGGAACTCAAACTTTTCAGCCATTTTTACTCCTTACGCACGGGTCAAGCCGCGTGGATCTTGCACAACCGCGTCTACTTGGTCGTCATTCAGTAAACGGAACTCTTTGCCGTAGATTTTGAAGCGTGTACCCGAGTAGGTACGCACCAGAACAAAGTCTCCGGCCTTACACCACGCACCACCGGGGAACTTGGCTTGATCTTTGTACGCATCAGGGCCAACCTTTACAACAAAGAGCACGGTGGTGGCGTGTTCTTCTTGCCGCATGTAGGGGTCTGCTTTGACAATGCTGGAATTCTCAAAGGTTTTCTCTACATCAGGCACCACACACAGTAGCTTCCATCCCGTGGGGTCAGGAAGCTGCGTAGCTTTCTCTTCTTGAGACGCATCCTCACTGGGGTTTTCCGTAAGTTGGATAGTTTTTGGCAAAATAAGATTACTCATCGGCTCTTTCTGCTTTCTCAGCAAGGTCAATTAAATAACGCTCTGCAAGGGCTAGACCCTGAATAGTCCCGCAGAGTTTTTGGTACTCTTCAAAATTGCGACAGCTTCCCCCCGCCAAGTCATCGGCGTAGTTGTTCATGTCGGTACGAATCTTTTCGCGCAGTACCCGCACAAAATCTTTAATCATGCTGCCTCTTTCGGTGTTTTAGGTTGTACCGCTTGCGCCCTGCTCTTGGCAACATCGATACCCATCCTGACACCTGCTTCTTGCTGCTGTGCAGCTAGTTTCGCTTTGCTGTCCTGTATCTGTGCACCAACCTTCATCCCGGCAAGCTGGCTCTGCAACTGCGCCTTCTGCTGCTCCAGTTTTAGCTTGTCCGCTTGTGTGGTGGCATCCACTATCAGCTTCTTCTCCTGCATAGCCGCTTGCTGCGCCATCTGCTGATTCTTAGACTGCAACTGCTGCATGGCAAGCTGGTTCTTCATCTGGGAGTCTTGGGCTTTAAGCTGCAACTCCTGCTGCTTGATCTGCAACTCCTGCTGCTGCATTTGAATCAGCGGGTCTTGCTGGTTCTGTTGCGCTTGCTGCTGTGCTGCCTGCGCTTGGTTCTGTTGCAAGACTTGTTGCGCGGCTTGAGCCAACATGCCCGACAGCGCCGTTTCAACTTCAGGCGGCAGCTTCTCGTCTTGCGGCGGCATGGGCATGCCCAGTTGCTGCTCAATCTGCTGTCGATACTGGAACCCGACATGCTCTGCAAGGTGGGCCATCAGTGCCCCTTGAATAAGCGGAGCCTTGGGGCTTTGACCAATAATCTGCGTTATTGAAGGGTCTTGCATCATGGCTTGGTGCACAGCAATGTGGGATTTATGATCCTGATACGAGAACGCCTTGACCGGCTCCCCCTTGATGATCATCATGTTCTCAGTCACCGGGTCTAGCGGCTTCTGGTCATCAGGCAACGGCACCAGCTTGTCGGCATTCTTGATCCCCAAGACCTCCAGCATGTTGCGGTGCAACTGCGGTAGGTCGTAAATATCCGGGGCCATCTGTGCCATCTGAATCACAGCTTGGTACTGGACAACCCGCTGGCTCATGGTGGCCGCATTGGGGTCGCTGACGGGGATCACATCCACATCGTCGTAGTCTTCCTTCTTGGCCTTCTTGTCGCCCACTTCAGGCTCATACGGGGAGTCAGGGTCGGTGTAGTCCGCAATGATACGGGCCAGCAGCTTAAGCTCTTGTTTAAACGCTGCGTGCACCCGTGCCTGCACTGCCGTCATCACTTTAAGCTGGCGTTCAAGCAGCGCCAGCGTTGTGCCCACGGGCGACTGCCCTGACATGTCGCTGATCTTCAGATCCGCAGTGGCGGCAAACCTGCGGCCTTCTTCTACGATGGTACCCAGCAGGGTGTACAGAACTTGGCTGGGCTCCTTGTAGGGCAGCGGCAGGATGTTGTCCCGCATCACCCCAGAGCCAATGTCTACATCCCGCCACTCACCGGGGGCAATGGGTGTGTCGTCGCCCTTGATTCGCAGCCCTCTGGTCTTGAGACCACCGGGAAGGTTGGAAAGTGTGCCTGCGTCCACAAGCTGTCGCATAATGCTGGTAGCCGACTTCGCGAACCCGCCGATGAGGTGGAACAGCCCGAACCCGTAAGCGCCAAACCCCGGGATGTATTGGTAGTGAACGAAGTGCTGTCGTTTGAGTCTGAGGTCGTCATCTTCTTCCCAGTTGCGGCGAATCGCCAAAACTTCGCCCGTACCCTTGATTAGAGTCACTACATAGGGCAGCATGATCCCGGTCTCTTCGCCGTCTTTGTCGGTGTCCTCAAACCCCTTGAGATCAAGGTCTGCGTGGATCTCGTACAGGGTGAACCGGTCATCGTTTAGATCGCTGAACCCAGTCTCTTTGTCCTTGGCCTTCTCAATGTCAGTGGTTTCTTTGGTCGGGTCACCGATGTCGCACTCCCGGTAAAACCCAGCCTTCTGCAGCTTCAGTATCTCGTTCTTGGTCTTGTGCATCACATGGGTGACGCGGTAGCAAGACTGGATGTCGGATGCCCCATAGGGCAGCAGGATGTCTTCTGCCGGGATGAATATGGAAGTCTGCCGGCCTAGGCTGGGGTCGTAGTAGACCTTCTTGAACGCGGAACCTGTGGCAGGAAGGCTCCACAGCATGCGCTCGTGCTCTGCCCGGAACTCAACCATCTTCTCCGTCAGTTGATAGTTCATGTCTTCCTGAACACGAACTGCCGACTCTTTCTTCTCTTTGGTCTCTTTGCCAATGATCTTGGTCTTCACCGGGCCTGCAGCAGGGAAGGTCTCCGTGATGGTCTCGCTTTGAAAGCGTACAACCGCCTCGGTGATCATTGGGTGGAACACACCACAAGCGCCATTCCACGGCTCTGTGCGTTCTTCGTACTGCAGGCCCAGCAGTTTCAACCCTTCGGTGTAGGCTTTCTCCCAATCCTTGCG